AGTATTGCTACTACGACATCACGGCAGTGGCGGCGCTAGGCGATGGGTTCGGCGCGGTGCTCACGCTGGATGTGTCCGACGGCCCGCACGACTTCGCGGTCGGCGATCAGGTGCAAACGCCCTGGATCGTGGGCGCGAGCGGCGCGTCCTATGCCACCGGCGTTTCGCGCGTCGAAGCGGTCGATGCCAACGGCATCAACATCACCATCGCAGTTGTCGTTGGCGGAGTGCCACAGGCAGCGGTGCCCAACACCACGGTCACCTACCCGATCAACCCGCTCGATGGCAGCGGGCGCGCGGTGTTCCCGCAAATCTACCGCCAGCGCAACGTCAACCAGAGCGACATTTTCGAGTTGCGCAACTGCTCGGCCAGGTTCTACGGCGTCAAGATGTATTGGGCCTCGGCGGTGTGCCTGTACGCGACCGACCAGTGGCATGACGGGGGCATGTGGAACTGCGAGGTCTACGACTCCGGGGCCGACGGCATCCACATCATCAACGGCTACAACCTGTGGCTGCAGGGCAACTATATCCACAACACCGCCGACGATGGCATCGCGCTGCTGTGCCACACCAGCAGCGCCACGCGCCCGCGCACGCGCAACGTCACCATCATCAGCAACCTGATCCACATCGGGCGCGCGCGCGGCATCGCGTTGAACGGCGCGGGTGCCTGCACCATCGCCTACAACGTGATCCGCGACATCTTGCTCGCGGGCTTGTACTTCTCGGCGGAGAGCGGCTTTTTCGGGGCACTGGACATCAACGTCCACGAGAACACGATCTGGACCTGCGGCAACGCAGGCGCAGCCTACACCGGCTGGCCCGCGACTGTGCAGGCGGCGGTCAACTTCGTGCCTGCCAGCACGACCTTGCGCAGCAAGATGGTGGCGCGTATCAAGTTCACCGGCTGCAACCGCATCTGGAACGCGCGCGGCGTGGGAATGGCCGGGGTTACCACCGCCACCATGATCGGGGGCAGCATCGAGGAGTTGGACATCGAGGAGTCGGGCGGGGATGGCTGGGGCTCGTTCGCCTTTGCCGACTTCTACGTGAACCGGCTGCGGGTCGTCCGTGCGGGCGGGCACGGCATGTTCATCCCGACGCAGGGCACGGGTCACAACACTTGGCAGCGCATCGACCTGTGGGACATCAACCGGGGCGCGCGCCGGTGGCTGCAGTCGTGCACCGTGTCGGCAGCCCAGGTGCTGACTTGCGTGCTGGAGCCCAACGTCGTCCACACGTTCGCGCCGGGCAATGTCGTGATCGTGGCGGGGGTCAGTTCGGATTTTCAGGGCGCCTTCGGCGCCACGGCGGACACCCAGGTCAACAACGACGAGCGCATCAACTCGTTTTCCGCCGACGGTTTTACGATGGCGGGCAACTACACGGTGGACACGGTGGTGGGGCAGACCGTGACCATGCTGCCCAACGTCTTCCTCACCGCCGCCACCACCCATGCGGGTGTCATCAAGCTGGATCAGCCCTGCCCGCAAGCCTACATCGCGCTGCAGTCGGGCGCCAGCGCCAGCAACGACGGCATCAACTTCGATACTTCGGTGGCCTCCACCGCCTATCACACGATGAAGCAGGTCATCCTGCGCTCGTCCAACTACACGCTCAACAACTTCATCGAGCCCGCCGTCAACGCCGCCCCGCGCATCTCGATTGAAGACCCGGTCGATATGACGGGGCTTCGCGGCATCACGCAGTCGCCGCTGGTGACCACGCCCAAGCATCAATCGTGGACCAGCAACGCGATCACGGAGAGCACGGTGGGGGCGGTCACGCTGTTGGCGTCCTACTTCCTCAAGCAGTGCGGCCTGACGCGCAGCGGGCTCACCGCCAACACCAACGACACGCTGCCTACCGCCGCCCTTCTGATCTCGGAGTTGGGGCTGGCGGTGGGTCAGTCGGTCACGGTGCCGCTGGTGAACAACAGCGGCTATCTGTGGGGTCTGATTCCAGGGCTCAACGTCACGATGGCGGGGTTTACGTCCATCCCCGAGCGCATGGAGGTGGAGGCGCAGATTCGCCACACCACGGCGGGCAACATCACTTTCACGATGCTGCAAAAGCGCCGCGACCTGATGAAGCTCTCGGGGTTCAGGCGGGCCTACCAAGACTCCACCGATGCCAACGTCACCATGAACACCGAGTTCATGGCGGGCCAGATTTATTGGCGCGACAACATGACGGCGGGGCGCAATACGCAACTGCCCACGGTAGCGAACCTGTACAACTCGGCCTACGGCCAGCCGGGCTCGGCCTACGTCTTCACGATCTGGAACACGACCGGGTTCAGCACCACCGTGACCAACGCCACCGATGCGAGTTGGACGCTGGTGGGCTCGATGGTGGTGGCAACCAATACGCAGGCCGACTTCTTCTTTGAGTTCCTGACCGCTACCACGGGCCGATGCACGCGGGCGCCGTAAGGTGTCGGAAACTTGACACTCAGGGTATTTGAGAGCAATTTTCGCGCAGCATAACCGGGGAGCGACTATGCCAATTCTTCAGCCTTTTGGTCCGGGCAACCAGCAAATGGCCGCTGGTGCCGTGCCCGACTTTTCCGCCATCAGCCAGCAGTTGAATGCGTGGTCGCAGTACGTCGGCGGGCCGTATGGCAACGCAGGCTACACGACCCAAGCCGGTGCGGCCTACACCAAGACGCCCGCGATGGAACTCGGCGGCATTCACGTCCACACCGGCGCCTCGGGTGCGGTGAACGTCACCATGTCCACCGCCGCCGATCTCTATGCCGCCTATCCGGGCGCGCAGCTGGGCTCGACGTGGACGCACCTGCACGTCAACCTGAACAGCGGCACGGATACGCTGGTCACCGCCAGCGGCATCACCCTGGCCGGGACCACCACGATCCTCACCACGGCAGCGCGCATGTATGTCGGGCGCTTCACCGCATGCCCGGTGCCGATCATCGGCATGTCATACAGCAGCGCCGTGGTCACCCTCACCACCTCGGCGCCGCACGGGCTGGCGGCAGCAGGCAGCGCGATCGTGGCGAACATGAGCAACAGCGCATTCAACGGCACGTTTACGGTAGCGAGCGTGCCCAACGCCTATCAGCTGACGTATGCCTTGCCGGTGGCAACCGCATTTGCCACCGACAGCACGGTCCCCAACATCACGGCGGCAAGGCCCGCGCTGCTCAACACCGCGCCGACCATCTCCTATCAGGGCGCGTTCTCGTGGCCCGCGATCATGGTGGCCTGACGCCATGCTCAGATTATCCAGCGTGTTGCAGCAGTGGCTGCGTCCGGGCGTGCTGTTCCCCAACCTGACCGGGGTCGCGCCCTCGGCTGCGGTGCCGCTCTCGGCGCTGTGGCACAACGCCAATCTGGTCGCGCCCACGCCGGTCACCAAGACCGGCGCGCTGTCGGGCAACAATCAGGCGCTCACCGCCGCCGAGGTCTTGCAGGGCGTGATCTTTCTGGACGTGACCAACGGCGCCGGGTTCACCTTGACCCTGCCCTCCACCAACTCCTTGCTCAGTGCATTTTCAAATGTGCTGGTGAAGGACGGCACGTTCGCCAAGGAGGTCACGGTGGTTAACAACAACATCGGCCAGACCGGGACGCTGACGGCGGGCGATGGCAGCACGACGATTACCGGGACGGCGACGATTGCGACCAATACCACGCGCCGTTTCTTGATGACAGTGACCAGCGGCACGACCATCAACTTCCGCAACATGGGATCGTTGTCGCTGTAGGCAGGCGCGGTACCCGAGTGGTGGGACGTTACTCACCGTTCGACTTGTGGGCGTAACTCACAGAGGAGCAGTGCATGAGCAAGCTATGGCAGTGGCTGCTGGCAGCGTATTTGCCGGGCGGCTGGTTGTGTCCGTGTGTGGGGGAAGATGACGGCGGGGGCGAAGGTGCAGGCGAAGATCAGGCGGGCGAGACGGACGAGTCTGCCGACGAACCCGCCGAGCCAGCCGACGAAGAAGGCGAGGCGGGCGAGGGCGACGAGGGTGAGGCTGAATCGGAGCCTGACGACGGCGCCGCGCCCAAGGCCGGGCGGCGGCAGGGGCGAATCGAGCGGCTGAACGCGCGGCTGGCGCAGGAGCGCGAAGCGCGCGAGCGCGCCGAGGCCGAGGCCAGAGCGGCGCGCACACCGGCAGCGCCCACGCGCAACGAGGCCGAGGAAGAGGCCGAGATGCAGCGCCGCGAGGAAGCGGCGGGGCTCAAGTACGAGCAGCGTTTGTACAACGCGGCGCAGCGCCTGCAGCAGCGTTCGCAGCAGCGCCAGCAACAGGTGGAAAGCGTGCTGGCCGACAAGCTCGACGCCATCGAGTTTGCGACCGAGTGCCAAGGCAACGAACTGGCGCAGAAGCACCGCGATGAAGTGGAGAAGCGATTGACCACCATGCGCAACGCGGGCCGCAATGCCCCGCGCATGGGACTGCTGGCGCTCATTCTCGGCGAGCAAGTGATCAAGCAGTCGAAGGGCAAGCCGAGCAAGCGCAAGGAAGAAGCAGAAGCACGCATCACGCAGCGCCGTGGCGAGCCTCCGGGCAACCGCAGCGATGCCAGCAACCGGGGAGCGCGCCGCGACGACGCTAAGGCGCGTGAGAAGCGGCTACTCGGTCAACGCATTTGACGGGTCGATTGTCGGCTCGTCTTTTATAGGGGAGTCGAGAGCGTATGAGCCGCATCCTTCTGCAACTGCTTGCACCGTTCCTGCCCGGCGGGTTCTTCGCGCCGGGTCTGGTCAATCAGCAAGCCTCCTTCGCAGCCGATGTCAGCAACTACATTGCCGACAAGACGCTGCCACTGGCGCGGCGGCAGCTGATTGCCTATCAGTTCGGCGATCCGCTCGACTTGCCCGCGCATTCGGGCCTGACCTACACCGCCTCGCGCTACGAGCGTCTGCCGCTGCCGTTCCAGCCGCTGACCGAAGGTGTAGCCCCGCCCGGATCGGCGATGACGTTGCAGCAGGTGCAGGCGACCGCGCAGCAGTGGGGCGACCGCGTGATCATCACCGACGTGGCCGATCTGACCATCAAGCACCCGCTGTTCAAAAAAGCGGTGGAACTGGTGGGCATGCAGCTGCCCGAAACCCTGGAGCGCAACACCTTCACGACCCTGCAGTCGGGCGTGCAGGTCAATTTCGCCAACGGGCGTGCCACACGCGGCGCACTCACCGCGACCGACGTGCTCACGCCTTTGGAAGTCTCGCGCGTGGTGGGCTCGCTCACGACCTACGGCGCCCCGCGCTTCATGGGCGACGAGCGCGAGGACATGAAGATCGACGCCGACCGCTCGCCCAACCGGGGCAGCAATTCGCCTGCGGTCATGGAGCACTACGTCGCGCTGGTGCATCCGCTGGTGTCGCAGGACTTGCGCCAGAACGCATCGGTGGTGCAGGCGTGGGCCTTCAGCGATGTCAACCGGCTCTACAACAACGAGCTTGGCGCGTGGGGCGGGGTGCGCTTCTGCTCGTCCAACATGATCCCCTATTGGGTGGGCGTGGCGGCAGTGAGCGGCACGGCCTCGGCCACCGGCGGCTCGCTCGCCACCTCGGCCACCTACAACATTCAGGTCACCGGCGCACCGGCGCAGACCTCGGTCGAGCAGCGCATCTATGCCGCCTCGGGCAGCATCTCGGTCACCGGCCCGACCGGCTCGATTGCGGTCACTACGCCCAACGTGCCGGGCTACGTGTTCAACATCTACGTGAGCAGCACGGCCACCATCTCCAACCTCGGCTTGACCGCGCTGGGCCCGACCTCCGGCCCGCTCGCAGGCAACGCCGTGCAGCTGCCGCCCAACACCAGCGTGGTCATCACCGGCATCGGCGCGGCGCAGACCCCGCCGCAGGCACCAACGGCAGGGGTCACCGTGTTCCCGACCTACTTCATCGGGCGCGGGGCCTACGGTCAGGTCACCTTGGCCGACGCCGAGTTCCACTACCTGACCGGCGCGGACAAATCCGATCCGAACAACCAGACGCGGGTGGTGAGTTGGAAGGTGTTTTACGGCTCGATCTTCTTGAACCAAGGATTCATGGCGCGCGTGGAATCGGCTAGCGCCTTCGCGGCTGGCTACACGAGCGGCACCGTTTCCTAACTAGACCTCCCTCTCTTGCTCGGGGTCAACGCGCAAGAGTGTTACCGGGGGCTTAATGGCCCCCGTTTTTTTTGAAAGGTGCTTGTGATGACAGACAAGAAACTCACGTTGAATGCCGATCTGGACCTGCCTGCCGAGATACGCGAGAAGCTGGCGAACTACGAGAAGATGGAGGCACGCGCGCAGCGTGCGGACGCCATCGAGGCCGAGCGTAACAAGCTGAAGCAGCTGCTCTCGGAGAAGGTGAGCCCGCACCTGGACATGGTGAGCCTCGATGACAATGGCAAGCCAAGCTACAAGCACATGATCGACCTGCCGCCGGTGGGCGGCTTCTCGATCCGCATCAACGGCGTGGACTTCTTTCACGGTCAGGTGTACGACCTGGACGAGGACATGATGAGGTGCATCATGGACATCGAGTACCGCTGCTGGCAGCACGAACGCTCGATTCGCGGCAGCAACGAGAACGCCTACCGGCGTCAGTTCAACAACACGCTGGGCCCCAACGGCGTGATCAACACGCGCCGCAGTCTGATGGGCTAAAGGAGAATATGACACATGGATGAAGCCGCGCGTGACCCGCTCGTCGCCAACGGATTCCAGATTCAAAGCGGCGCGGGGCAGGGCCGCAACATCAGCATCACGGGCGTGTTCCTCACCAGCGATTCGCTGGCCGAGAAAAACCGCAAGTTCGATGAGGCGATGACGATCATCAACCGCCAGCGCGTGCGTCAGGAAGTGCCGCTGCTGGAGGAGCAGCTGGACAATCAGGTGCGCCAACTCGATCACGCGCTGAACGAGGAGCAGCGCCTGCGCGATGTGGTCGCGGCCACCAAGCAGTCCGATGCCAAGAGCAAGCGGCAGGCGGAACTGAACGCGGCGAGCAACGCGGTGGAGTCGTTGAAGAAGAGCATCAAGGAGGGCCAGGAGCGCCTTGCCGAGATGCGTGAGGAAGGCGGTTTTGACAGCGGAGACAACGGCACATGATGACGGCCAACCAGATTTGCGCGCTCGCGCGGCAGGTGTCCAAGGCACCGGCGGCTTACTCGCAGCAGAGCCAGCAGATGATGCAACTGGTGCTCGATGACCTGTCGATCAACCGCAACCTGCGGGTGAATCTGGTGACCAGCACGCTCAATGTGCCCGCCAACGTCAACGGGCCCATTGCGCTGCCGGTCAACTGCCAGCGCGTGTACGACCTGTTCTACACCGTGAACGGCATTCCGCACGAGATCACGCCGATTGATTGGGACTTGTACGACTCGCTAATCGTTTCGCCGCAAGTGACCAATTATCCGTACAACTTCGCGGTGGACGTGAGCCCGACGCAGGCCGATGGCGTGGCGCCCAACATCTGGATTTATCCGCTGTCCACCACACCGCTGCCCTGCCAGCTGCGCTACTTCAAGAAGCAGGCGACACTCGTGGACTTCAACGTGGTGCCGTGGTTTCTGGATCAGGACTACCTGCTGCACGCGGTATCCACGCAGCTGATGAAGATCACCAACGATGATCGCTGGCCCGCCTTTGTCTCCAGCGGCGAGGAGATGCTGCGAAAGCATCTGATCATGGAGGGCAACCGGCTCAACGTGCCGATCCGCGTCAAGCTCGATCCGACCTTGTACCGCCCGCACTCCAGCCTGCGCCCGACCAAGCTGACGGACTGACATGCTGCGCAACGCCCATCCCGTCCCGTTCATCGCCCGAGGGGTGGCGGACGGTTTCGAGCAGACCAACACGTTCCCCGGCGCGTGCCGCCTGATGCGTAATTTCATCTTCGATCAGGCCAATCCGAACGTGGCGGTGGCGCGTCCCGGCTGCACGCTGCTGATCGACTTCGGCACCGAGCCGAGCTTCATCGATCCGACATGGTTGCCGGTCCACATCACGGTGGGCACGCGCATCTACGGCATGGTGTCCACTTCGACCTTCGGCGCGTTCGATGAGCCGTTTTGCTACGACACGCTGGACAACGTATTCATTCCGGTGACGGGCGCTGGCGCGCTCAACCTGCCCCTCACGCAGGCCACGGTGGGCCAGTGGAATCCGCCGACGATGGCGCAAGTCGGGCCCTACATCCTGATCACGCATCCGGGCTACGACGGCACACCGGGCAAGTTCATCGGCTACATCGACGTCAACATTCCGCTCGCGCCCATCTACGACTGCGCGGACACGGCGCTGACTGGCTTCGCGGACGTGCCAACGGCGGTGGTCAACTACAACAATCGCGCCTACTACGCGGTCAACAACGCCATCGAGTTCAGCGACGTTCTGCTCCCGCTCCAGCGCACCGCCGGTCCCCCGATCCAAGTGCTCACCTTCGGCGACGACACGCCGATCAGCGCCTTGGCCCCCTTGGCGATGGGCACCAGCGTGCAGGGCGTGCTGGGCGCGCTGATCGTGTTCAAGGCATCGGTTGAGTCCACTGCCGGTTCCAAGATGTCGATGTGGCAAGTGACCGGCGATATCGACACGCTCCCGCAAAGCAACCTGCTCGTGCAGCAGCTGGCCGAGAACGTGGGCACGTTCGCGCCGCGCTCGTGCTGGAACACGCCAGAGGGCTTGAAGTTCATGGGCGCGGACGGGGTCTACGTCGTCAACGTGGCGGGCATGGTCATCCCGCTCAACAATCGGCGCGGCGATCCCGACGGCCTGCCCGACTTGCGCCTGCCCTTCGCGGAGGCCACACCCGCGCAGCAGTCGCGCGCAGCCGGGTGCTACAACGCGGGCGTGTACCGCATCAGCCTGGACACGGTCATCAACGGCATCGCGCAGGATGGCTTGGACTTCTGGTTCGATGAACGCTACCGGCGCTGGAACGGGCCGCACACCTTCCGCTACGACTGCGCCTCGCCGCTGGGCAAGCAGTTCGTGCTGTCCTCTTCCACGCATGGCGCGGTCTTGTTCCTGTCCTCGCCCACGCAGCAATCGGCGCAATCGGTCTACACCGACAACGGCGTGGTCTATGAATGCTTCATGCAAGGCTCGCTCATGAGCGATCAGGGCGACATGAACATGAACACCATCGTGGAAACCACGATGGAGTTGGGGCGCTCCTCGCAGTCCTCGCAGTACATCATCCAGGCGCAGGACGAGTTCGGCGCGTCGCTGAACGAGGCCACCATCACGATCCTGAACGTGGGCGCGCTGTGGGGCTCGGTGACGTGGGGCGAGTTCGAATGGGCGGCATCGAGCTACATCAGCCAGATTCTCAACGTGCCGTGGACCGAGCCGATCATCTTCAAGCGCATCCAGTTTCAAGTGCGCTGCACGGCCCAAGGCGGGGTCGCGCTCGGGCGCACATGGGTGCGCTACCAGCAACTCGGGTACATGAACACTCAACAGGTGGCCTAAGACATGGCAATCATCGGCGCGCTGCCCATCACGCTGACCAACGGCACGGTGGCCGACGCAACGCAGGTCATGCAGGACTTCTCGTTCATCGTCAGTCAGGTGAACAACAACGGGGCGGAACTGTCGCTGACCCCGCAGCTGAATGTCGCCAACGTGTTCACGCAGCCGCAGACGGCATTGCCTGCGACCACGCGGGCGCATCTGCCGCGCGCGAGCCAAGTGCAGGACGGGGCGTTCAACTATCTGACCGGGGTGGCGGGCACCAACGCCGTCACCGGCAATGCCGCGATCTCGCCGGGCGCCTACATCATCGGGGCCGCGTTCTGGTTCATCCCGGCAGCGACCAACACGGGCGCGACCACCTTGAGCATCAACGGGCTGGGCGCGCAGGCCGTGCAGGTCAGCGGCAACGGCTGCACCGGCGGGGAGCTTCGCGCGGGCAAGCCGGTGGGCGTGTTCTGGAGCGGGGCGGCGTTTCAGATCGTGCATGGCTGCTGGGGCGGGGGCAGGCCGCTCGCGAGCTACGTGCAGATCGCCGGGGCCACCACACCGGCGGATGTGCTGCTGTGTTTCGGTCAGTCGATTGCGACAGCGGGTGCGGGTGCCGATCTGTTCGCGCGCATCGGCTACACCTACGGCGGGGCCGGGGCTAGCTTCACGCTGCCCGATTGCCGTGGCCGCACGGTCGTGGGCAAGGACGACATGGGCGGGGGTGCGGCGGGCCGCGTCACCGCCGGGGTGAGCGGGGTCAACGGCGCGGCGCTCGGTGGGGCGGGCGGGGACCAGCAGGCGCAGACGCATACGCACACGTTCACCGCTTCAGCTTCCCCTAGCGGCTCGCACAGTCACACGACAAACATTCAGTCGTTCAGCAGCGGGTTTAATGCCCAATCTGTCACGCTGCAGCCGGCTCAATTCGGAGCCCCAGCCAGCTTCACATCAAGCACCCAACCCGATCACACCCACACCATCAGCGCGAGCGGCGGGACCGCGTTGTCGGGCGTGGCGCAGAACATGCAGCCCTCGATCATCGCCAACACCGGGATCGTGTGGTGAGCGTGTTCGCCAAGAAAAACGTCTGTCCGTTCGTCTCGCGCGAGTGCGTGGGCGAGAAGTGCCACGCCTGGATGAAGTTCGTCACGACCAACCAGATCACCGGACAAAGCGAGGAGCACGAAGCCTGCGGCATGACGCAGCAGACGCACCTGCTGGTGGAGATGATCCAGTTGTTGCGCCAGCAGCAGGGCCAGACGCAGCAGTTGTCGGGCGCGCTGCACCAGCAGGCCACGGCAATGCAAAGCTACCTGCAGCACGAGCGCGAGCGTTCGATAGACAACATGAGGCAGATCGATGCAGTCGTTGTTCCACCGAACGGGCACACTGGCCGTTGAGCCGGAGCGCCCCGGCGAGCGCGAGCCCGACATCGAGTTTCGCGAGGCCGACAACGTGTTCGTCAAGGTCAACACGTTCCTGACGCAGCGCCCCTCGGTGCGCGAGATGCACAAGCACGCGTACTCGCATGTGAGCGTGTTCCTGGGACGTTTCCGGGTTTTCCTGGGCGATGCTGACGGCATACCGTTCGCCGCGCCCTACGTCGATGTCGGCGGGCCCGGCCAGCCGCAGAGCCTGACCATCGAGGCCGGGCGCTATCACCGCATCATGTGCCTGTCGCCGGGCGGCAAGCTGATGTGTATCTGGAACGGCGATCATTGGGACGAGGAGGTCAAGACGCATGGACTCGATTAATCCGCTGGTGCGGCTGGTGTGCTGGCTGCACGGTTTCCTGCAGCCGCATTGGGTGGGCCTCGCGCTGGGCGCGGTGAGCGCGGTCGGCGGGATCATGGATGCGTTCGGCAGCGATGATGAGGGCGGGGGCAGCGACACCGGCGCATTGAACAAGTGGCACCTGCTGGAGCAAGACAATGCTTGGCGGCAGGCCAATGCCAAGAACAGGGACTACACCAACGCGCTGGCCGCCTTCTCCGGGGGGCAGGCGCGCAGCCTCTACGATCAAGGCATGGGCCTCAACTGGCAACCGTACATGCACGCGAACCAGCAGGCGGGCGACATGTATAGCGGGCTCGCGCCGCTGTACACGCAGTACGGCGACCGCTTCGCAGGCTTGGGCGATACCATCTGGCAGTACGGGCAGCGCATGATGGACGCGGGGTTCGATCCGCAAGACCTCTTGCGCAAGCGGCTCGCGCAGCAGACGCAGCAGCAATCGCGTGCAGCCAGCACGGCGCGGGGGCTTGGCACCTCGCCCTATGCCGCCGGGCTTGAGTCGCAGGCGCTGTCGAACTTCGACATCGATTGGGAGAACAACCTGCTGCAGCGGATGGGGATGGGCCTGCAGGGCGGGATCGCGGCGAACCAGATGGGCGGGCAGGATTTTACGACCGCAATGATGCTCTACCAAATGGCCCCGCAGATGCTGCAGCAGGGGGCGATGGCTCCGCTGCAGGCACGCCAGAACCAGCTGGCCTACCAGCAGGGGCAGCTGGGCCAATACGGCCAGAACATCCAGAACTACCAGCTTGCCCCGCTCTCGGCCTTCCAACAGCTGCAGATTCCTTACCTGTACCAAGGCCAAGGCGCGCTGAACAGCGCCAACCAGCAGTTCAACACCGACCGCGCCTTCAACGCGCAGCAGCAATCCTCTGGCATGAATGCGGCGTTCCAGGGCATCGGCGCGATCAACGACGCCTGGAACAACGGCAGTTTCGGGCAGGCATTCGGGGGCGGTGGCGGCAGCAGCAGCGGGTCGAACCTTGCCAACGCCTTCAACACGGCCACGCCCTCGCAGTGGTCGGCGGCCTTCGGCTACTAAGGAGACAACGATGCCGTTCTATGGCGCGCAGGGGTTTGTCGATGCCTTCCAGCAGATGCCGATCAACCGGCTGCACGCGCAACAGGCGCTGGGCGCGCAGATGGCGGTGGAGGCCGAGCGCCGCAGGCTCGCCGCCGAGCCGCTGCTAGGGCAGACGTGGTACGAACTAGCGCACCAAGCCCCGCAACAGGTGCCGCTGCCGCAGCCGCCCATGCCCGGCCAGCAGTCGCTGCCGATGTCGCAGCCGGGACCGGCGGGGATGTATCCGCCGCCGCAGGTAAGTCAGTTGCCGCGCCCGCCGACCTTGATGGCTGGCGTGCCGCCGGGCGTGCCGCTGCCTCCGCCACAGGCGATGCAGGGGATGCCGCTGCCGGGGCCGCAGGGGATGCAGGAGCCGCTTTACCGTCCGCTGCGCGCCGACGCGCTGGGCGAGGGCATGGCCTCGCGCCTGCCCCCGCTCCTGTCGCTTCGCTCCGGCGCGCTGGACACCGGCCAGACGCAGGTGCCGATGCGGCCCGACGCGCAGCGCCCGGTGGGGCTCGATCCAGCGGGCAACCCGACCGTGCGCGCCGTGGGCGAGCCGGGGGTGCAGGTGATCCTGAACCGCAACGATCCGCAGGCTTCACGTGGAACGCCCAGCCTGCCCGTGCCCGACGGCGCCTCGGTGGTGCCCGGTGGTGCCGCCGCGCCCGGCGATCCGCTGGCGGGCGGCATGTCGCAGGCGCCCGGTGGCCTGCCCGCCCCGCCGATGGAGCAGCCCGCCGCTGGCGCAGGAGCGCCCGGCGCACAGATGGGCATGCCGAGTTTCCTGCAGAGCCCCGACATGATGGAGTTCATCCGCGCCGCCAAGCGCGTAGGCGTCGATCCTCGCGATCTGCCTGAGATGGTGAGGAGCGCCAATCCGATCATGGCGAAGGAGATGGCGGCAGCGCAGGCCGCGCAGAACGCATGGTTGCGCACCTACGAGGCCGAGATGCGGATGGGAATGGCCGACCGCCGTATCGAGTCCGCCGAGCGCATCGCCGCTGGGGTGCAGGAGGGCCGTGACCGCGACCGCGAACTGCGCGCCCAGCATTACGCCGACTTGAAAGAGAAGTGGGAACGCAAGGACGAGATCGACCGAGGCAAGCTCAAGGCATACGAAACCAAGGCCAGGACCGGCACGCTGATGAACAACGCCGTGTACCGCTCCACGCTGGAGAAGTACAAGCAGGAGATGCAGAACTGGCGTGCCACGATGAACATCATCAACAACCCGATGATCGATCCGAAGGCGCTGCCTGCGGCATTCGAAACGGCGCGCGATCAGCGCGCGCGCATCGACTCGCTGGAAGAAATGCTCAACGGCATCTCGGGTATCGGCGAGACGAAGGAAGGCAAGGAGGTCGATCAACCAGCCGCTGGTACGACGCAGCTTGCGGCACCGCCGATTGGCACCGTCCAGAAAGGCTACCGCTTCAAGGGCGGCGATCCCGGCAGTCCGGGCAGCTGGGAAAAGGCGGACTGATCCGTGGCGGGACCGTGGCAAGACTACGAGAGTGCGGCACCCGCCGAGCCAGCAGCGGGGCCGAGGGGACCGTGGCAGGACTACGGTCCCATCAAGGAGGGCGGGCAGACCGCCGCACCGGCTGGACCGTGGCAGGACTACGCCGCGCCCTCCCCTCCTCCAGGGCCAGCGGGCAAGATCGTGGTCGAGCTTCCGCCGCTGCGCAAGCTGGGCCCCGCCGAGCACGAGGCCGAGCAGCGCAAGTTCGATACTCAGGTGGGGCAGGAGGAACAGGCGGCAAGGTCTTCAAACCTGCAGGCAATCGACCGCGAACTGCGCGTCAACAAGAATCCAGCGGCGCGTGAGATTCTGCTTAAAGAACGCGCGCGAATTGCCTTGGGCGAAGCTAAAAAGACGCACGGCCCGGCGGTGCCCGCCCCGTACCGCAATCCCAAGCCGGTCAATCTGCCTGGACCTTCGGCGGGGCTAGACTTCTACGAACGCTACGTCACCCCGTTCGCCGAGAACGCGCTGGCGCTGGGCAGCGGCATGGTGGCCGCGCCGGTGGCCGGACTCTCGGGCATGGCGGCGCTGCCGGTGCCCGGCGTGTCCGCAGCCGACGTGGTGAACCGCGTGCAAAGCGGGCTCACCTACGCCCCGCGCACGCGCGGCGGAGAGCAGCAGAGCCAACGCTTCGGGCACCTCATGGAGTATCCCTCGCGCCCGGCGATGGCGGCAGGCGAGGCGCTGGCCGATGCAGGCTATCCCAACGCCGCGGTGGTGGCGCGCACCGCACTCGATCCGTGGGCGTGGCTGGCGATCTATGGTGGCTTGCCCAGGGGCGGCCCGCCGCTGCGTCCGAGCGCAGCCCCGCAGGTGCCGTGGCAAGGGCAAGGACTGTCCCGCCCGCCCGCCCCGCGCCCGCCCTCGCCGCCCGGTCCCATGCCGCCCGCCCCGACGCCACCGGGCGGTGTGCCGCGCACTGAGCCCAGCTTGGGCCAGTACCCCGAAGTCACGGGCCCGGAATTTAGCCCGCTGGGCCGCGACATCGCGCCCCTGGAGCGCCGTCCCGAACCGGCGCTGGGCGGTCTTCCGGAGCCCAGCAAGCCGGAGTTCCCCAACGCCGACATCACGCAGAACGTGGGCGGTTTCGAGTTCGACCGCATTGCCCCGTCCAAGAAGCCGCGCCTCAAGGGTCCGCCCGCCACCGAGCGCGAGGTGCCGGGCAGCGTGCAGGTCGGCGATCAGCCGCCCATAGCAGTCGGCGAGCCCGCCTTGCCAACGCCTCCTGTGCAACAGGTTGGTGCTCTGGCACCAGAGCAAACGCCAATCGCACCTGCGCCCGATTTGGGCGGTTTGCCGCCCCCGCCGCAGGGCGAACTGCCGCCCGTCCCGCCCTCGCCCGGCCACAGCGCCCGCCTGGACTTCACCGGGCAGACCGTGGCGAAGGGGCCGGAGTTGCCGCGCCCGCCCTACGAGCCGCCGATTCCCGAGGGCGAACTAGACTTCTCCGGCAGGAGCACCGCGCGCTACGACCTGACCAGCCCGGACGATGTGGCCGCTGGCGTGCATGTGGTCGAGGACACCAGCCGCCGCACCGGCGGCACGGAGGAGGGCCGGGGCTACCAGCACAAGCAGACCATCGCCTTCCGCACCAAGATCGAGGAGTACCTGTTCAAGAGCGCGACCGAGGGCCAGAAGCAGGACATGTGGTTCAACCGGCTGCAGGACCGGGTGCGCAACCTGGAGCCGGAAGAGTCTGGCTACGCTGATCTGGCGGACATGACGATCCCCGAGTTGCAGCGCGCGGCCAAACGCTACCGCGATCAGGTGCGCACCCAAGTCGAAGCGGCGGCGCGCGACTACGAGGGCGAGCAAATCAACGTGCGGGCCCGGCCCTACGACCGCAGCGTGTACGAGGAGCCGGGCGCACCGCCTGCGCCGCCCGCACCGGAGCCCGGTGGTTTGCCGCTGCCGCCCGGCGGGGCCGCTGCCGCACCGGAAGAAGCGCCTGCGCCCGCCGAGGCGCCCGCGCTGCCCCTGCCCCCGCGCCCGCCCGCCAAGCTCAAGGCCGAGACGCGCGGCGGGCTGGACCTGACCACCGACTCGCTCACCACCGCGATCTCCAAGCTGGGCGGGCTGTCGCGCGATCAGATGCTCGACATCGTGGGCGACACCAAGGGCAGCTACAAAACCAAGTCGGGCCTGTCGGTGTTCCGCAAGGGCGGCGCGGACATCGACACCATGTTGCAGCGGCTCTACGAGAATCACTACATCTCGGAGGAGAACTGGCTCAAGGACAACGGCAAGAGTTGGTTGGAGGAGGCGCTGCACGAGGAGATTGGCGGCACCAAGAAGCACTACTCGCTGGGCGGAGACGAGGAGGCGCGCTTCGCACGCATGCGTGACGACTATTACGGCGGCGGGCCGGGGAGCTTGAGCGCCAATCCGTGGTTCAACCCCAAGCGCATGCTCAAGGCCGTGCGCGAAGCGGTGCAGTCGCTGACCGGCATGACCGATGCCGGGCAGATCGGGGCCGGAGCCGGGGGGCGCGGCCACGGCATCGCGTGGCAGTACGACAATCTGGTCGAGTCGGCGCGCATGACGGGCATGGAGGACATGGCGGCGGTCAAGCGCAACAAAGCCAACGCGGGCAGCGCCAAGCAGAAGCGCAAGGACATTGGCACCCTCTCCGCAATCGAGGACGAGAACATCCACCTGCGCGAGATCGCGAGCCAGCGATTGAGTCAACGCTGGTCGCAGGAGGAACTGGACTTGGGCGATCCGCCCAGGACACCGGAGGCGATGGCGGTGGAGAACGAGAAGATACGCCGCCTGCTGGCGCGCGAGCAGCTGCAGCGCAAGCTGGTCAGCACCGGCGAGGCCGTCAACCTGAACCGCGCCGCGCACGGAGATACCGTGAAGCAGGAAGGGGCCAGCTTCCGCGAGTTGCCGATGTGGGCCACGCGCCTGCCCGGCGGCAATTACCTGCAGATCGCAGAGAAGTCGTTTCCGCAGGTCAAGCAGATGCTGCAGGCGCGCGACCCGATGGCTTTCGAGGAGCAGCTGGGCTTCTGGCGCGGGCTGGAGCAGACCATGCAGGGCTCGGTCAACGCCACCATGCTCAACCCGGCGTTCCACATGTTCACGGTGGCAAGCCGCATGGCGCCGTTCGAATTTAAATCCAACCCGTGGTGGACGCCCGACTCGCACCAGCGCGCGGTGCAGATGCTGGGCAACCGCGAACAGATGCAGCGCATGCGTGCCGATGGCTACCGTCAGTTCCCGGTGCGGCAGACCGACCTGCCCACCGGCGCGCAGATGGGCGCGGTCGAAAAGCTGATGCGAAAGCACCCCATGAGCGAGAAGACCTACGCGGCTTGGATCGGCTCGCACAACTGGATGGCGAAGTCGGTGAACTTCTGGCAGGCGATGTTCTACGACATGACCAAGGCCGACCTGATGAAGAAAGGTGCGCCGGAGCAGGCCGCGCACCTGATGGCGATCCGCAAGTCGAACACGATGGCGGGCAATCTCGCCAAGGCCGAGATGCGTCCCGGCTGGTGGAAGGGCATGGGGTCCACCTTCTTCTCGCGCGGCTATACCTCCACCGTGCTGCGGCAGCTGACGCGCTCCATTGCGCACGACAAGACCTTGCAGGCGGCGCTGCGCCAGCGCGGTTTCACCCCGGAGCAGGCGATGAAGCTGGTGCACCAGAACCGCGACGACTTCGCCGCCGCGCTGATGCGCGACTACATCATGTTCCAGACCTCGATGCAGGCGTGGAACTACACGGCCACCGCGCTGTACGACGAGGAGGACAAGCACGGCAACACGGGCGGGCACTTCACTTGGCAGAATAAGGGCTCGGAGGGGATCGGCGATGTGATTGCGCCCACGCGCGTGTTCTCGGGCCGCGACGAGGAAGGCAATGGCATCTACCTGCGCGCGCCGTTCCGTACCACGCTGGACATGCTGCTGTTCCTCAAGCAGCCCGCGCAGATTCTGAGCGGCGAGCGCCCGGAGTGGATCACGCATAAGGTGCATCCGATGGTGCGTGGTCTGCAGCAGCAGTTCTCGGGCGAGCACTTCGGCGGTCAGCCGATGGGCGACAGGCCCGCCACGCTCGCCAATATTGTTGAGAGCACCGTGCCGCCGCTGGGCGATACCGCGCACGCCGCCGCCGAAGCCTACCGCCAGCAAAACGCCGACTATCTGGCCGACTACCTCACGGGCGTGGTCAAGAATATCGGCGAGCATCCCTTCGTCACCGCCGGGAATCTGATCGGCGCGCAGGTGCGGGTGGTCGATCCGCACTACGAGGCCAAGCGCGGGTCTACTGAAGTGTTCCAGAAGCGCGACGTGCTGCAGAAGCGCGCTGGTAAGATTCGCCAGCAGTGGAAGCACATGGACGAGGAGGACCGCGATGCGGCCACCGCCTCGATCCGCGAGGAGGCGCGCAAGCTGGGCATCCGCCCGCCGATGCTGGGCCCGCCGCGCGCGCCGGGACCGACCACCAAGCGCGCCATCGAGAACCTGCGCAAGGGCGAGGACAAGGAGCCTGAGCGCGATCCGATCCCCATCACGCAATGAACCTGCCGATGGAAAGCGAACTGCTCAACTACAACGTGCCCGAAGTGTGCCGCGCGCTGACCGACGCGCGCGGCGACATGATCGTGGCCGCGCGCCTGCTGCGCGTGAAGGTGCGCGACGTGCGCGATGCGATCCAGATGATCCCCGAAGTACAGGGGCATTTCATGGCCGTGCAAAAGGCGGTCGCCGAGCACCCCGACGTGGAGCGCGCCACCTCACAGCAGCTGGACCGGCGCATCCGCCACCTGACCACGGTGTATGCTGCCGACGGGTTGGAGGCGCTGCACGAACTGGCAACGCAGCCGTTCATTCAGGACAGCTACATGATGGACATCAAGTTCAAGGCGGCATCCAAGCTGGTGCAGGCCAAGCCGGTTGACGGGCGCAACGACGACATCGGCCAGCTGATGGTGGCGCTGAACGAGCAGTACCAGAAGTCCAGCGGTCGCATCACGCATCTGAGCATGCAGCTGGAGCGCATGCAGGGAGGGGGTGAGTCGCTTCATATAGAGGCCACGAGCGAATCTCCTCCCGCCACGCATGAAATAACGCTAGTTCCCTTAGATGCTGTGCCTGAATCCGGTTGTACGCCGGAGCCACTGCCGGAACCGGACGACAGTGCAGTAGCTCGTAGCAATACACCGATCCCATACGCTGCAGATCACGCAGCTGACCGCGCGACACCGGATAGTCTCGATCCAGAACCTTGAGCGGCCCGGCGCTGGGCGCATAGCCCACCATGTCGTAGGCTTCCTGCAGCAGCCCGTTGCTCGGGCGGCGCAGCAGGCGCACCAGCCGGAACGGGCGCGACACCATGCCGCGCGTGAAGTTGTTGTGATTGTTGTACAGGCGGCTTTGCACCGCCTCGGGCAGTCGCGTGCGCCCCATGACCTCGCGCTGGTTGACGATGATGTAGGCGTTGGGGTCCAGCCCCAGCGCGCGCACTACCAGCTTGTGCTGATCGGTCAGTCCCTCCTTGAGGCAGGCTTGCATGTCGGCGTAGAGCAGCTGCGCCTGCTCGGCGGACGGATAGCGAAAGTCCATCTCGCGCTCGATCAGGGCCCACGTCACGGCCGGGCGCGACACCACGATCAGATCGCTGGTGCGCGTGGCCGCGCGCTTGAAGTCGTGCGGGCTGATCGGGAAGGTGAGCAGCACCACCGCATCACAGCGCAGCGCCGGGTCGCACTCGATCCGCTGCAGCAGCACCCCGCCCTGTTGATACCACTGCGCCAGCTGCGTCTTGGCGCTGGCCGGGAACTGCGCGATGAACTGCGGCAGTCCCTTCAGCGTCTGGTAGTCGAACAGCGCGTAGCTCGCCGTGTCGTTGTGGCAGTTGACCCACACCCGCCCGAAGTCGCGGTACAAACCGGCAATGGTGCCCAGCGTGTCCTGGGTGGCAAACTTGCGCACGCTCTAACGCCTCCGGGGGGACGTGATGAAAGCCGTAATCCTAGCTGCGCTGCTCGCCTGCGGCTGCAGCAACACGCCGCTCGCCAAGCGCGCGTGGCATGAGTTGACCGACGATGCGGCCCCTTCGTGTACCTGCGCGATTGTGATCTTGGACGGGGAGGGCAAGGTGCTCAAGGAAAAACCGCCGCGCGCGGGGGAATGACGGCGCGCGGCGGGTGCGGCTAGTGCGTGCGGCGCTTGACGACGAACCCTGCCACCATCAGGCCAGCGGCCAGCGTCATCCACGTCTGCGGCTCAGGTACGGGCGTCAGGAAGGCGCGTGTGCTACCGACGGCGCTGACTCGCTGAGTGAATTGAAAGAACCACATCTCCTCGCTCACGCTGATCCGCGCACGCCCAGCTGGCGGCGTGACAAATTCCAGTACGAACAGGTCGTCCGGCCACGATCCCTCTCGGATATTGACCTGCTGCGTCGTCACCCCGCTGCCGCTCATGACAAGGTATTGCGATCTGGGCGGTGGCGACGGGCGGGAGTAGGGCAGGATGTAGACCTCGAAAGACGTGTTGGTGAGGTTGTTCACGGTCAAAACAGCGGCATGGGCAGCGTGGCCCAGCAACAGCGCCGGGATCAGCAAAAGCCCTAACTTGGTTTTCATTGTTATGTTCCCTTTTGGTTGGTACTTCTCACTTCGGACTACGGACCCTTCTTACAACAACTCCGGTCAACACGAGGCCCAGCGCCAGCATGGCCCACGTCTGCGGCTCGGGGATGGCGTAGATAGAGGCCGTGTAGGAAAAGCGCCTCGGCGACTCGCCCCGGAACTCTCTGGTCGCGGCCGGGCCCCAAATCAATCCGGCGTTGGTGTCCCAGCGCAATTTAGGGTTGTCTGGCAGGGTGAGTTGCGCGATCAGTACCGGAAGGGCGAGCGGGATCACCGAGTTGTCGGCAGCCACATCGAAGCGGATGACCTGACCCTGGAAGGCTTCGAAGTCGAACTCCTCGGCGGGCTCGGCGATGCCAACGTGCCCGGCGCGAATGAATCCGGTGAGCGGGTGGCTGCGTGTGAGCAGATCGAAGCGATCACTGCCCACATGCAGGGCATAGACATCCACCGCGCGGTCGATGCGTGCGTGGACGATGATCGCGCTGGCTTGTCCGGCGAACAGCGCCAGCGCGAGGGCGACAAGTATCTTCTTCATGGTAGTACCTCCATTGGTTGCGGTATCGGATTGACTAGCTCTGCATAGGTCACTGCAAGCGCGAGCGCCTGCCACTCTCCTCCTTTCAGTCCGTGAGTCAGGCCGGGATTTTTCTTGGTGCCCGGTGCACCGAAGCGGTCGATCAGGGCTTGACGGATGTTGCTGTCCTTGGCGCGCGTGTCGTGGCAAACGTGCTGCTTGACCGTGATGCGCTTGACGCGCGTAGCCTTGCCGTGCGCCTCGGCAAAGCGCCCGCTCCAGAACACCGTTTCGAACACGTCTTCACCCACTGCCATGCCGTAGCTGGCAACCTGCTCGATCACCAGCCTCGTGCGGGGGTTCGTGCGCAGGTAGCGCAACAGCTGCTCGTTGTTTTCGGTGTTGGCGTCGATGCTGCCGCTGTCCGTGTCGTAGACCACCGAACTGCTGACCACCGGCCCCGGATCGATCGCGATGATTTTCATCCATCCTCTCCCATCTGTCGGCTGTTGCGCGCTGCTGCCTCCTGCACCATCGAGATCGGGTCGCGCGACTTGAGGCGCGGCTTGCCGTTGGGCAGCAGGCGCTCGGGCTCAGGCTCAGGCTCGGGCTCGGGCTTGGGCTTGGGCTCGGGCTCCGGTGGGTGCGGTGGCTGCGGTTCGGGCTCCGGCTCCGGCGGCGGCTCGGTCGGGGGGTCTGCCTGTTCCGCAACGATCCGCATGAAGTGCTCCTTCATGCCGTTCTTGATTGGATCGAGCGGCATGTGCAGGTGCTTGGGCATTGCCATCCAGACCTCGGCCAGTTCGGTCAGATCGCGGCTTGCTTCCAGCGCCGTCTTCCACTTGCGCTGCTCGGGCGTGAATGGCACGGGCATAACCTCCTGTCTTTGCGCGATCACGTCGCGCAGGTGCTCTTTCTCCTCCGCGTTGCCCTCGGCCCACTGCGCCAGCCGATGCCCAAGCTGCTCATCCAGTTGCACGCCATCCTTGATGAACTGCTCGAAAGGCGTGCGCAGTCCGTGCGACTGCGCGCTGAAGTCCGGGCGGCCCTGCGATCCCTCGGGCAGCACCAGCAGGAAGCTCATCTCGTACTCGAAACGATCCGTGATGATCGGCGTCCAGCCAAGTTGCGTAGGTTCCTCGCCCTTGACGATCTTGATCTTGTCCTTCGCCCTGAAGCAAAAAATAAAGTGCACCGGCAGTTGCAGCATGGTGTTGACGAACAGGTTGACCTGATGCTTGGGCTCGATCCACGCCGAAAACGTCAAGCGTTCCCGCTTCTTGTAATCATCTCCTGCGCGCTTGTCTAGCTCGCGGTCGTGCATCTCCAGCACGCCGCCCGGCCCCTCGTGCATGTGGGAGGCGCTGTCCACGATGATGACAGCGGGCTCAAGCAGCATCGCCTGCTGCACGGCCTCGGTGTAGCGGGCAGGGGAGAAGGGCGCGGTCAGATCGCCGTGCAGATACTTGAAGCGGTCGGCGTACTGCAGGCCACGGCGGGCCTCGGTGTCGATCAGGACAATGGGCTTGCCCTGCGCGAGTCCAGCCGCAATGCGCAGCGCCGAGTAGGTCTTGCCGGAGCGCGACGGCCCGGCGATGCCCACCATGAGCGGGGTCTGGTTTCTGATTGCGGGTCTGAACGAGATCATGCTTGCACTCCTCCGCCGTACTGGCTCCAGTCGATCATGGCCGTTTGCGCCTCTTCGAACCGCGTGTGTTCGTAGCTGGGCGCGTCTACCCATGCGATGCGCTGCGGGTAGGCGGGCCAGTGGTCGTTGTAAATGCCATCGCGCCACATGGCGAGCGCCATGTCCACCTTGTCGCTGCCCAGCCGCATGAAGTCGGGCTTGAGCGCGATGATCGACAGCAGGTAGGGCGGGGCGCTCTCCTGCACCACGAACAGGTAGCGCGGCTCCTCGCCCGTGAGGGTCTGGTAGCCCCGGCAGTAGAATGCGGCGTCCACGTCCCAGCCCATGCTCGCCACTTGCCGCTGCAGGTACAGCGGATTGGCGCTGCCGCTGGTGGTCTTGTAGTTCACCAGGATGTGCTGGTCGGTGTCGGCCAAGTCCGCACGCGCCCGGCAGCATACCGGCCCCTCAGCCTCCTGCCACAGCATGGTCAACTCGGCATGCTCGTGGCCGTTGGGTCGCCACTCGGCGCGCGCCAGCTGCGCACGCGCTGCCTCCACCATCGCCTGCGCGGTCACGTACTTGTCGGCGAGGATCGCCACCTGTCCGTTGTTGGCTGCGTCCGCGCGTATCTGCTGCGCCTCTTTCGAGCGCCAGTCGTTGGCCTCGACCACGACGATGCGCCCCACACGCAGAGGCTCCAGCAGCATCGAATGCACCGCCGTACCGAAGTCGGTGCGGTTCTGCTCGGCGCTGTCCAGCTTGGGCGCGGTGTAGTTGGGGTTCAGGCGCGGATGCTGGTGCCATGCGTGATAGGGCGACTGCGTGAGCATCGTGCAGGCGAGCCCGTGCGAGAGCGTCGGCCCTTGCATCAGATCGTCGGCGTGGTAGCGGTCCTCGCGCACGCTCGGGTGCATCCCTATTCCAAGATCATCCCTCATTGTTTGGTTCCTCCCATGACATCGTTGATCCACTGCGCAATCAGACGCGCGGCGTCTTCTGCGCTCAGGTCGAACTTCAAGCGGAAGTTCTGCACATAGTCGTACAGCAGGCGCACGTCTTCGCCGCCGAGATAGCGGCGCATGGCGGGCGTCAGATCGCGCTCGGGGTAGGCGTGCATGCTCATCATGATTGGGTGGCCCTCCTTCGGATGCCAGAAAAATGCTGCGCAGTTCTCGCGGTTGCTCTCCACGAGAGAGGTAATGGTGCCGCGCGGATAGCGGTCCACCAGCGTGCCCAAGTCCTGCAGCACGCGGGCGGTCGGGCCGCGCACGAGATAGGTCACACCGCCCGATGCGGTGCGCCGCTCGATCTTTGCCGTGCTCACGATCATTCTGTTTCCTCCTCCGCGCTGTACGCGGGCCAGTAGATGATGCGGTTGCGGCCCATCGCGTCTTCTTGCGCTAGCTCCAGCACTTCGCACACTTCCAGCATGTCGATGCCTCTGGTGAAGGCTTCCAGCACCAGCTTGCCCGCGAAGTTCATCGCGCTGGGCACGGTCACTGCCACACAGAATTTGCCAAACATGCCGCGCCCGCTGTAGCTGCGCGCGTTGTAGCCAGTGCCATCGATCAGTTCGATCAGTTGCTCGGATGTCATGGTCATGCTCCCTTTTGGTTAAACTACAATGAACACTGCCAGCAAGATCAATACCAGCAGCATGCCGACGTAGAATCCCGGCGTGTCGTGCTTGGCACGCGGAATGCGTGGTGCCCTCATGCGTCACCCCCGCTGACGCTGGGCGTCACCTCGATGCGCTTGCAGTCGTAAAGATATTCGTCTAGCGTCTGCCGACAGACTCGGATTCGGTCGCCGGTTGTCACGCGACAGTAGGTTTCGCCGTGCCAGCGCGAGCACCTTACGTTTGGCGTCTCGCGCGTGTGCTGTCCGATGATGAACAGCACGATCACGATCAGCACAAGGCCCAGCGGCAGATAGATGGTGGAGACAGCCTCCTCGCTCATGATTGCGGCTCCTGTTTGTTGATGACCGAATGCTTGCTCGCGTCGTCGCACGTTGCGAACTTGCGACCGCGCGTGTCCAGGCGAAACGACTGCGCAACGCAGTGCTGTTCTGCCGGGGGCTTGCGCGCCGCGACGTGCGCAACTTGTGCTAGTACTGCAACACACAGGGTCACCGCCAGCACTTGCGCGCAGCGGCGGATCAGGTGCTCGTTCAAGTCCAGCGCAATCCAGTCGGCGCTCTTGTCGCGATAGCCGCGCGTGAAGATGCGCCTTGTGATGCGCGTGTCGTAGGGTGTGCTCATGCTTTCTCCTCGGGTTTACCTGCGCAATAAACGGGCCGCTACTTCCAGCAGCAGCGCGGCAATCTGCTTGTCGTCGTTTGCGTGGCGCGCTAGATTGATGACGCGCGCTCTCTTTGCGGGCCGCTCTGGAATTGCGGCCAGCGGGAACTCGGTCGGCTCGGGCTCTGCCTCCTCGCCTTTCAAGGTTTCCAGTTCTAGAACTTTGCGCCAAGGCCAGTAGTTCTTCTCGCTCATGTTCAGGCCGAGGGTGGTAATCGCCGCTTTCACGGATGCCTTGGGGTGCGCCGCGCGGTACTGGTTTACCTTGCGCGCCATTTCCATGCGCTCGTGCAGCGGTTTGCGCACTCTTGCTGCGGTGCCTTTATTCCTTGCCATCGTTCTCTCTCTTGATTTGGTGGAATTGGACCGAGGTCGGCGTGCGCGTGTACTGACCGATCAGGCGCGCCGTGCGAATGTCGATGACTTCGATGGTGGTTCCAGGCTTCGCCCAGCGCGCCTCAAGCAATGCGCCCAAATGCGCGTTGCGTGGATACTTGTACCAACGCCAGCGCAACAGTTCCTCCGCCTTGGCATCCCACAATCGGAACGGCCGCGCGCTGTCTTCGCCATCGTCAATCTGCGGATATTTCATGTGCCCTCCCTAGTTGTCATTCGGTCACTTCGTACATCTGCTTCACGCGGCCAACATCGCGCTTGCCGCGCTGGTGCTCTTTGCGGTGCCACTTCTGTCCGCCGCACAGCAGGCAGCGGTAATGGCGATGGTCGATCTCGCTCCACTGATGCGCGCAGTCCTGGGTGCGCGCGGCAGCGTCGTGTAGGTCTACTGAATTTGTCTGTGCGTCCAAACGGACACCCCCGTTATCTCATCGGTATAGTCAAGCTCTGGTTCGCACCAGCAATCCGGTTTAGCTTCATGTTCTTTTGTCAGTTCCGCGCGAGCGGCTTTAATGTTGATGCCGTGTCCCGGCGAAGTTTGCCCTCCTGGGGTGCAGAAGCGGGCGTGACATTGAGCACAGCATCCATTGGTGCAGCGGCTCCAATCTCGCGAAATGTCGCGGGCACAAACTACACACCGACATGCGTTCATCTGGATTCTCCGGTTAGTCTGTGGTGCGCAAGCAAGCTCGTCGCGGTTGCCGCCGTCTGCGGTGTAGCTCGCGTCTGCGTCGGGCTTGGTCATGTTCTGTCCGCTATAAGTCTGATGGTGTGTTAGCAATTCTTTCCTGATTCTCTTCGCCGTCCTGAGCACCGCATTTGCATGGTCGCGCATGCGAGCGCCTATCCAATTTCGATATTCGGCGCATGCTGCTTTTTCGATGTAGACCTCTGCTGTTACTTCAAGTACGTGCGCGAAGTTGTAGCGGTATACCAGCTTGCGCAGTTCGTCTCGTGCTTCGGGGCTCATTTGGATTCTCCTGTCTGTTCTCCGGTTGGTCCAGCATCAAATACCGCGCGCATTTCGTCTCGCGCCAGCACAAGCGCAGCAATCCTTGGACCGGCATCAAACACCGCTTGCATTTCGTCTCGCGCACGCACAAGCGCCGCGATCCTCGCCTCCGCGTCGCGTATGCGCTCGGCTAGCACATGCCCCGTAACGTAGATGTGCCCGCTGTAACTGGTTGAGCCTGCGGATACCTCACCCCGGTCGTTTATCTGTGCCTTGCCTTGCAAGTCGTAAACTGCGTTCAGGTCTGCGTAGTTCATTTGGATTCTCCCGTCTGCTGCGTGTGCTCCCACAGGTTCTGGATGTACCAGCGCGCATTCACCAGCGAATCCACGCGCGCATTGAACTCGGTGCGCGCTTGCTCGTATGCGCTCAGTCCCTGCGGATAGTCCCGTGCATTCGGCTGCGCTCCAAGCATTGCGCGGATCGCTTGTTCAAGCGCAAGGTTGGCTTCCTCGTACTGCTCGTAGAAGTGCTGGCGTGGCGTGCCGTTCAGGTGGACGGTTGGCATCATCATTTGGTGTTCTCCTTTTGGGAAATCATGTCATCGACTATATTTATCGCGGCGATCTGGCGCGCGTACTCTTCTGGCATTTCGGTTGCGTCAACTAGGTTCTGCCGGGCTAGGTCCAGCACGATTTGAAGTGCGGCGGCTTCGTCTGGCTCTTCTTCGTTGTCTCCCAAGTTGTGCAGCGATACATCGCACCCGTGGTCTTCGTATATCTGCAGGTCAGAGCCGATTGGCGCGTAGAATCCACCCGTATCGTAGAAGTCGATCTTGGCGTCAGCACGCAACGTCAGGATGTAGTACCGGGCAGGTTTGCGGCGCGGGTAGCTGGTGCGCTTTTGAGCGGCACGCAATGCGCTCTCCGGTGTGTCTGCGCGTGCCCAATGTCCGCCGATGCCCTCGGGAATGACGGCTACAAAGTCGAACGTGTTGTGCGCCAATTCTGCGGCGGCTTCGTCTGGTGTCATCATTGCGCTCTCTCCTATAGGTCCAATGCGCTCTGTTGCTCGGTGCGCGCGGGCCGGTTAATGGCGGTCAGTGCGCCTATCAGTTCTGCGATGCGCGAGGCCGACACTTGCGCGTAACACTTGCCGCTGTCGTCCATGTCGTACTCGCACGCCTCAAGCAGTTCTGTCGCGGCTTGGATGAGCCGCTGTGTCGTGGTCGGTGTAATCATCTGACTGTGTCCCTGTGGTTGCGCGAAGCATCTGCGGCGGTGACGTAGGCGATAGTCTTGCGGTAGTGATGCGTGCGTTTGCATGCGTAGCAGTACGCATACACCAGCGCGTGAGCGCCTAGGGTGTAGCTGTACACTGTCCCTTGGCAGTAGGGGCACGGTGCGCCGTTGTCTGTGTGGTATTGGCTCATTGTCGTTCTCCTTTAGCAGACCGCGATTCCGTCGCCGCTGTAGTTCGTATCCGTCAGCGGCTCGCGTGCGACGTACAGCGAGCAGCCGCGCGGGTCGGTCTGGTGGAAGTAGTGCAATCCGTTGCGCTCGCAGGTTGCGGCTATGCGCTTTAGTGCGCCCGTCTCTTTGTCTGGAACCGGGCGGCGGTATGACTTGCCAATGCGCGGATGTGTCACTAAGAACGGGCGCTTGGTCTTCTCGTCGCGTTCTATGCCCCATGAGGCGCGGTCGTTGCCGTCGCCACATTCAAGCTCACCCCATCTGGTTAGAGTCTTCTCGGCGCGGGCGAGCGTTATGGCCTCGTCGTAGGGAATGTTCAGGCGTCTCACCAGCTTTGACGCTACTTCTCGGGCGGTGCTCATGGTCTGTTCTCCTCTTGTTCCGGCCAAACATAGGCGGCTTCGTTTTCGTTCCATTCCATCCCGAACGGGATAAGCCAGCAGTCTCCATCTTGATGTACGTGGTATGACACATGGGTAACCGGGTCTGTGACCACTGCGCTATTGAGCACGGTATCCCAAGCATCCCAATACCATTCCTCATCGGGTCCATCCAGCAAGCACGTCCAAGTCTCGTCGTCTATTCCGGCGACGCATTCGCGCTTTGTCTGCTCGGCGAAACTTTGCGGAAGGTAAATTCCGCGTGAGTCATTCAGATACAAAACGGGTTCTGGTTTCATGGTTTGCTCTCCTGTTCTCTGCGGCGTTGCAGGTAGGCTCGCGCGGCCTCTTCGCCGCACGTTGCCTGTATCCAATCGCAAACGAAAGCAATCCCGGTGACGCCGTGCTCGCGCACGTACCGGACACGAGTCATTGGCAAGTTAAATTCCTGCGCGATGTCTCGGATAGTCTTGTGGTTTATCCGCATCAATCTGCGGATGCTTGCGCCGCTGAGTGAGTCTCCTAAGTGCTCGGCTAGTGCTCGGCTTCGGTCCACTGCTTTCATTTGCTTCTCCTCGTATGCGCTCGGTTGCGTGCGCTCGGTTGTCTGCGCTCGGTGCTCTGCGCTCGGTGCTCTGCGCTCGGTGCTCTGCGCTCGGTGCTCTGCGCTCGGTTGCATGTCCTGGTGCTGCTGCTTCTTGCTGTTCGTGCGCGTTTCCGCTGAGGGCGGGCCAGATAGCAGCGCGGTAGTTCGCGCTGGTAGCTGGAGCCGTCCGGCTCTGATGCAGCCGACGGAGCCGCCGCGACTGGTGCGGCGGCTCGATCTGCGGCTCAGAGCAGCACGATTTCCCGATAGGCCGAGTGAACTTGTCGATCGTCGGCGTGGCGGTGCACGCTGAACTCCACGCCAGCACATGCGACGGCGCGAGCGTCGGCGTACTCGATTGCGTTCTGGTAGGTCATCTGGTCTTCCCAGACAATCCCGCGTTCGTCTATCACGTAATAGAAGGGGATCACGTTAGTTGCTCCGGTAGGCGTTGGCGGAGAAGGCCGGCAGCCCGGCGAGCGCGAGCGGCCCGCTCGTGGTGCTCACCAGCATGGTTTTGCCGGTCTTGCTCGGGCGCAACTTGATGGCCGGGTTAAACAGATAGCCGATCCGGCCGTCACTCATGCGGACAAGTGCATAGTTGTCGTCCGTGCTCGTGTGCAGCGTTTCGGCGACGGAAACGGCGCCGTTGTCTTTCGCGTTCATGTGTCGATCCCCTTTGCGGTGGTGGTGGATGAAGTGTTGCGAGTTCGATGATGCAAGGGGCATGCCATGCCAAAAGCATTACGTTTCAGGCACCCATCAAAAAGCATGCCAGCAAATGTGACGTTTTACGGCGGCAGATTGTGACGTACAGCGTCACATTCCGTTGGCATAGTCCGTGCGGGGTGGCGGTTTTTGGGTGGCATGGCGTTTGCATGTATTCGGGTAGGGCGCCCAGCGGTTAGGCCCCCGAGATTCAGGCAGGGTGCAAGGCGGATCAGGTTCACGGAACCGCCCCCGGATAGCGCAGTGATCGCGAGGTCTTCCGGGCAGATAGTTGCACTCGGGATATAACCTGACTCGATTGCTCTTTTCCAGAAGGACTCCAATGGCAAGCCGCTGGCTTGCCGTGGGTGTCTTTCACTAAGGGAGGTTCAGATGGTCGTGTATCGCATGAATGAGACGGCGGAGTTTCGGGCACATGTGCATGAGTACGTTTTACTGGATGACCGGCTGATTGGTCTGAGTTACTTCGTGTGTCGGGTGTGTGAGCAGGCAGTCCCGATTGCCTTGGTGCGGGCGTTCGCACCGGAATGCATCGTTGCGGAGGGGAAAGATGTTTAAGGTTCAGGTCAGGTCGGCGGGTGTGTGGGTGACGTTGGCGGTTCGCAATTGCATGGATTGTTGCCGCACGATGGTTCGGGATTGGGAAGCGGACGGCTATGAGATGAGGATTGTTGGCGAGGCCGTGTGTGCTGACGGTTGCCGCAATCAGATGGTTTTTACGTAGGACTTCGGCGGGAGGGTTCACCCTCTCGCAGGCGTCTTGCCTGGAAGGCTTACCGGCGCCGAGTCCGGTACTGGATTGGAGGTTGTTATGGAACTTATGCAAGCGTCGCGTCAGTGGGCGTCACGTCCGCAGGATGAACGGTTCGTCTCTTTGTTGGAGTTGCACGCATTCACTAAGCAGGTTCGCGAGAACAGCCGGGCGAAAGTGCTTTCCTCGCGTGATGTGGTGATGCAGCCAGTTGAAGGCGACGCACGCGGGCTCGTGTGCGTCGGGCCGAATGGCGGACCCGTTGCGTTGACGCACTGGTCGTTCGGACAGTTCGCGGGGCTTGCGGGTTCGCCCGCTGGTTATCTGCGGGAGCTCCCGGCGCCGCTGGCGGCTGATTGCCTCAACTACGGGATGCACGTTAAGCGTGACATTCAGGACGTTGGGGTGTTGCTCTATAAGAACGGCGGCACGCCGGAGGTTCGCGCGGCGACGGGGCCCGGCTACGGTCGCGTATGGAATGAGTCGATCGTCGGCTCGCTGGTCGATCGCTTCGGCGATGGCGTGACAGGTGATTGGCGCGTCCCGGGTGAGTTTGGGAAGTCGATCACGGTCACGAAGGACAATACAACGCTGTACGCATCTGATCGGGACATGTTCGTGTTTCTGGCTGATGAGCAGAACAGAATCACTGTCCCGGGTCGGCGCTATGGTGCACCGGGCGAAATGGCGCGCGGCTTCTTTGTTTGGAACAGTGAGACGGGCTCGCGCACATTGGGCGTGGCTACCTTCCTTTTCGATTACGTGTGCTGCAATAGGATTGTGTGGGGCGCCGAGCAATACAAGCATGTGACGATCCGGCATACCGCAGGCGCACCGGATAGATTCCTTGAGGAAGTGGGGCCAGCACTGCGGGAGATGAGTCAGTCATCGTCCCATGATGTGGTTGCACTGATCGGGGAGGCGAAGAAAAAGCGGGTCGATAACGTCGATGAGTTTCTGGCGAAGCGGTTCACGAAGTCGCAAGCGAAGGCTATTGCAGCGGCGCATCTGTCTGACGAAGGGCGCCCGATTGAGTCGCTGTGGGACGTGACTACGGGCGTGACCGCCTATGCTCGTGGCATTCAGTACCAGGATGAACGGGTGGCGTTGGAGCGGGAAGCGGGAAAAATCCTCGACATGGCTGCGTAGTCAAACTCGGGGCGGGCGCGGTGCTCGCCCCATTTCTTGGGGGTGACGAAATGGAGAAGCTGTTAAGCGCGGCGTGCGATCTCATCATTGCTGCGAAGGTGGTAACGCCGGAAAAGTTGGAAATTCCCTTGCCGGTGTTTAACGCGCTCTGGAAGGCGGCGATGGATGCTTACGCGGCGGAGCATACGGCGCGGGGGTTGGAGCGCAGCGGGTTGACTCGCTGCGTGGATGACGAAAGCGCGGAGAGGGGGCAGGCATGAAAGCAAAGAAACTGTATGAGGCGGCGCGTGATGTGGTCGCCAGTTGGCGAGACGGCGGCTGCGTTTATGATGCCGTCGTAGACCATGAGGCGCTGTGTGTGCTGCGGGCTGCGGTGGATGCGGAAACGATCCGGCGCCACGAGATCGAGCGCGCGCTGGTTCAGGTGCTCGGCAAGCTGAAGGGGGTCGCATGACAGCCGATTTTGATGGATGGGTGACAGGACCGCAGGCCAAGTGGGGTTACAAATACCACTTGGCGCACCGGGCGATGATGGACCCGGAACCACAATGGCCGTCTGGCTGGTGCACGGTCTGGGGCGTCGATCGGCCGCGCGGGGTGTGGATGGGCGTTATTGAGAATCCGATGGATGCGGAGGCGTTGTGGCGCGGCATGGGGCGCGGTTACTTGGGCGGCGGCTCTTGGGCTGCGTTCGATTGGCTCGGCTCCCTGTTCGTTGAAGGCTGGCGCAAGGGAATCTCTGTGGGGTAGTGTTGCCAAACAAGCGAGGGCGGCGCCATAATGCGGGCGCTGCTCTCGTTTCCGCGAAGCAGTCCGCCGGGGAGGGTGGAGGGTGCAGGTGAGATTGAACGATCAGGCGCAGATCGACCGCGCCATTGCTTTCTGTGAGTCGCTGCGCATGCGTGGCGAGTTGTCCGCTTTTGACTGCGCTCGTGCTGTGGCGCAGTGCCGTAGGCGCGTCTGGCTGCTCGCTGCTCGTCGTTCGCCTTCGCGAGGGTCGAGCCGCTGGCATGGCATCGAGCGCCGAGCGGAGGCTATACCATCCCCTGCAAGCCAGCAGGATGCGGCTTGCGTTCCAGACAACGTGTCTGCGCGAATGCAAACCGGAGCCTGTGAGGTACTTCCAAGTCACCCCCCGGTCCAAGGAAATGCAGGCTCCTCTTCGATTTCAAATGAGGCCGCGCAGCGGTCCATAGAAAAGAGCGCCGCATGAGCAATCATCCTGGGAAGTTGAGGCCATTGGCGAAGCCAAGCGAGCGGATGAAGAAAAACCGGCTTGCGAAGGCAAGATCGCAACAAGGCATAGGCCAAATGAGCATGTGGCCTATCGTTCACAAGCGCGAGCTTAGGCACAGAGCGGAGCAAGAGGCCCAGGAGAAGGCGCGGCAGAAGGCCATGCGGATTGATAGTGTGAGGCGACTATGAGCAAGCGGTCTAAGCGGAAGAAGCTGGCCCGGCGTGCGGCTTATGCTCGTATTCTTGAAGGGCAGGCGAGTGTGCTGGAGGAGCGTGCTTCGCAGCTTGGTGAAGTTGAGCAGGCCAAGCGTCAGGCTGCGGAGTTGTACAGGCGAATTGCTGCAGCTAGGCGCAAGGATATTGCTGAGAGGGAATCATGACGCGGGCTGAGTGGATGGTGAACCGCATGAACCAGCGCACAGAAGAGCGTTGGGATGAGCAGGCGAGGCTTAAGCGCAGCGCGCAGGCGAGGGCAGGATGGCGCAAGGCGAAGAGGCGACTGGCGGCAAGTAAGGCTCCTGTTGGCAAGGCGCAGAGAAAAGCCTAAGCTGGCGATCCAACGGACGGAGGGACGGGCAACGGACGAAGCTCATAGGTTCACCCAAAGCGAGTATGCGTTGGTACTCGACAGCATGACCAACGAAACCCAACCGTGGGAGTAGCACGGTCCCCTGTGATGGCCCGCAGGCGGGAAGGTGAAGCGGAGCCGACCCGATGAAGCACTCTTGTACGCAGCGTATCGCGTGCGTCAGCCCCGGAAGGGGGAGCCCCGACAACGGACAGGCAAAGGCCGTTGGGAGTGCAAAAGGATTCGCGAAAAGTTCGCCAGCAAGGAAGGCGGGCTAGGTTCTGCCCGCCTCAAACATCGCCAGCGGCGATCTGTCTCTAAAGTCTGCGGCTGTCGTTCTCAATACCTAGTTCCTGGTTTCAATGTCTGCGGTTGGGTCGTTCGCCTTATTTAAGCGATTGCCTTTGCAGTCTGTCAGCGCATCGGTGAGCTACGACATAGACGCTTGACCACTTGCCTCGCGCGCGGAAGAGTGTTTGACTGATTGGTGCGGGGCACGATAGCTATCCTAGCATCTACCCGAGCATCTGCTTCGTTGGCTGTCCAGTCCTAACCCACTGATCCTAAACTCGGGGGCCCATTTCGACACCCCCCGACTCCCCCTTTAGCGAAAGCGGACCCCCGCTCCCTCCCGTTGCACTGCGCGCATTCAGCTGCACAGCAACACGGCCTTTACACTTGCCAAACCACGGAATTGTTGTTGTTTTGCGACTGTGGTTTCTTTTTTTTTGGGTTGAGTGGTAGGGTGTTGCGCGTTCTGCAACAGGGTATTAGGATGCAGTGCAGAACAAGTGTGAAGAAAGGGGCTCCGGTGGTTGCAAGGGTGGTAGCACGCTGCCGAGGTGGATGGCCTGCTGAGGTGGTGGGATTAGGGAGGCGGCGGAGGTGCCGGTTCGAATCCGGCCTGGGGCTTCGGTGTTGGGGTTGTTTGTCGGGGTGGAATTATCTCCAAGGGGGTTGTTCTTGACGTTGACTTCGTTAGCTGAAGACTACAGTCACTGGCGGGTCGTTAAACAGCAGTCCTGTGGTAATGAGACAGGGGAGGTTGGCTGAAGGCGTTGCGGGAAGGCTTTTTTGCAAAATGAATGTGAAGTAAGCTGATGCGCATGTCGGCTGGGGGGTGGGATGGCGGCTGAGGGCGTATCGGTTGGGCGCTTGTTGTGGCACTGGCTGGAGCACAAGGCTGGTTGGTATCGTGAGCGCACGGAGTATCGGTGGTCCAACGGGGATTTGCTGCTGCGGGAGGTGTGCGAGCAGTGTGGGTCGAAGAAGCAGGCGGTGCTCGTGTACTTTGGTCGAAGGATTAGGGAGAGCACATGGATGCCGATAGAGGGCGCGTCTCCCGAGGTGGCCTATTACGTGTGGGAGGGTTTGCAGCAGAAGAGGCGGCTGTTGTCGGATAATTGAGGTGGATTGTTACCGTAGTGAACCGTTTGGTTAGCCGGGGGGCTGATATGGGAATCTTCGCGTTGATCTTGCTGGTGGCCTCTGTTGTGGTGTTCTTGCTGGCGACGGCGTGGATACCGGGGCCGCCGCGTCCGAATCTGATTGCGTTGGGTCTGGCGCTGTACACATTGCATGTGCTTGTGCAGAAAGCCATGTGATGGAACTCACATACACCGATTCTGCCGGTTTGCAGACAGCGGTTTCCGATATTGCCAACTTCAGTGCGGTAGAGAGCGAGTCTGCGGTTCCCCCGCCGATCTCGATCAAGGTATTGGACGTGACGGACGCGCCGTACAACGTGCGCGAGAATGGGGAGGCGGGCGAGAACGGGGCGGGGCTTGCGGCCTGTTACCGGGATGCGAGGGCGCAAGGGGCGCAGGTGGAGATACCGCCGGGGCGCTATGTCTATTCGGGCACCTTGATTCACGATTCGATTACGGTGTTCAACGACGGCGAGTTGGTGGGGGTAGATGCCGACAGCGGCTATTGCATGAAGGGGGCCGATCCGAGGCTGGTCGGGGGTGTGCTCGCGCACGAGGGTTTGACGGTTCGCGGCTCGCAGATGAACCATCACGGCATTGGTTTGTACGACCAGACCGGCACCTTTGAGATCATCGATGTGACGGTGCGCAATCCGGCGGCGGCTGGGATATGCATTTGGGATGGGCGCAACGGGCGCATCCTGGGCTGCACGGTCGAGGACTGTCTGGCCGACGGCATGCATCACGTTTCCAGCGGCGACGGGGTGAGCGGTCATATCTACGAGCGCGGCAACACGGTGCGCCGCTGCGGGGACGACTGTTTGAGTTTCGTGACCTACATGATCAACGCCAACGTCGTGCACGATGTCGATGTGTACAACTTCCGGGGCGAGGACAACACTTGGGGGCGCGGCATTACGATTCAGGGTGCGGAGCGCATCAACATTTGGACTGCGCAGCTGAACCGGATCAAGTGTTTCGGGATTTATTGCGGGATCGAGCAGAATTACGGCACGGTCAGCAAGGCGGTGCTGCACGATGTCAAATTGGACGTGTGCGGGCAGTGGTCCTCGGGTGCGGACACGCAGGACGGGGTGTTGATCAGCGGCTGGACCAGCACGACGGTATGCGAGTTGCACGATGTGGTGATCTCGCGCCCGATGCGTCACGGTGTTTTGCGCTATCACGAGAGCGGCAACACGTTTGTCGCGGACAACGTGATCTACCACGAGATTGCGGGGCAGGAAGTGTACAACGTGCCCTCTGGCAAGGAGCACGAGCCCTACGTTTATCCGGCGCGATTTGCGCGGTTTGTCGGGCCGCGCGGGGAGTAGCCATGCCGCTCAAGTCAGGCAAGAGCAAAAAGGTGGTTTCCGAGAACATCAGGACCGAAATGCGTGCCGGTCGCCCGCAGAAGCAGGCCATTGCCATCGCGTTGTCGAAGGCGGGCCGCTCCAGGCGCAAGGCGAAGGGGCGCTAGGGTCGTGGGCCGGGCCTCGGGCAAGAAGAAGCAGCGCCGGATCAAGAAAACGGCGTTGGAGCGCAAGCTTGAGGAGTTGGGGCTGCAGGACAAGCTGCGCCCGCTGCGCGATGCCGAGAAGCTGGAGGCCATTTCCGGCCTGAGTCGGGCCAAGGGGCAAAAATGATCGTGCTGGCCCTGGAGATATCGGATCGCGGGGCGCCCAGCATCATTTTCTACGAGCGCGACTCGGGCGATGTGCTGCTGCGCAGCTGGTACTACCCGGACGTGAAGACGGCGCAGGCGATCATCGATCAGATTTACACGGACATACTGGACGGGTCGGTGCTGTTGTCGGGCCCGGCGACGGACAGCTAGGTTTTGGCATTGCAGGTGTGCTATGTTGAGAGTATCGCAGCGCACAAGCGGGCTTTCTCCGGGGGGAAAGCAGGATGGGCGAGGTTTACTACCCGCCGCGACACCAGATCAAGACGCGACTAACGCCATCCGAGTGGCGCTGTATTCAGCTGGCGATAGCTGGGCTTTGCAACAAGCGCATTGGCAGTGCTCTCGGCGTTCAGACCGGGACCGTCAAGGCGCATCTGTACAACGCGATGACGAAGATTGGATGTCACACGCGCCTGCAGCTGTACAACGCCTTGCGCGAGGGGGTGCCGGAGCATTTGCGGCCGCGCAACTTAAGCGAGATGCAGCTGAAGGCGGTCAAGATGCTGCGAACCGGCTTGAGCGACGAGCAGGTGGCGCATTTGCTGGGGGTTTGCGTGACGACCTACAAGGGACGCCTGCAGGCCGCGCGCAACAAGCTGGGCATTTCCTCTCGTGTGGAGTTGCTGCGTCACGTTGACGAGGAGGAGACGTGTATTACGTGAGTGTGGGTTGGCGCGAGGACACCGGACGCCAGATTGAAGAGCGCCGCGACGCGGGCGAGAGCCCGGTTGTCGCCGATATCGAGCAGCTGGCCGCCGATTTGTATCTGATCGTGTCGGCTGGCGTGGATGCGCTGCTCAATCCGCAGACTGACCCGTTGTACGACCCGCTTACCGGCGAGTTGATCCCGCCGCAACAACAGCAACAACAACAGGAGGCATCATTACCATGACGAAAGACAAGGAAGTGAAGGGAAAAGAGCCACGCGAACCGGCAGACAAGGAGCACGTCACGATGGAGGACTCGGCCTACTGGTGCGAGTTGTTCGGCGTTGAACCTGACGGTCTGGAGCACGCGTTGAAGGTAACGGGCAGCGACAACCCGGACGTGTTGCGTCAGTTCATTCTAGGGACGTGACTTGATGCCGGGGAGGTGCAGATGGAGGGCTCAGATTTTACGAGTCGGATGGAAGAGACGCAGATGGCGCGCAACCTGAACGAGGCGGCGGCGCGTCAGATGCGCAGCGCGGAGGCACTGCGCGGGTTGGGCCGCGAAGCGGCGCGGCAGCTGGAACGCGAAACGGCGGGGCAGGGCTGCAACTACATGCGGGTGGGGGAGATGCTGGACATCCGCGCGCAGCGTTTGTGCGACAAGCTCGCGCAAGTGCGGCGCTGGCAGGCCGAGTTGCCGGTCGCGGTGCTGGACCTGCAGGTAGGCGAGTTGCATCGCCTGCTGGGCGGGTACGATTGAGTGTTGAGCGATGCGGACACGCCGACGAGGATGGGACCAGATGCCGTGAGGAGGTCTACCGCGATGGCCTTTGCAACAAGCACTGGTTTCGCCGCTACCGTGGCCGCGACATGGACCGCTCGCGCGTGCTCACCGAGGCGCAGATCAAGTACATCCAGACCAGTCAGCGCCCGGCGCGGCAGCTGGCGATGCAATTTGGCTGCTCGGCCTCGCGCGTGCGTGCGATCCGGCTGAAGTACCAGAAAGAAAAGCTGTCGAATTGAAACTTAAGACGTATCCAACGTTGAGCAGCGCGATGGTACGCTGTGCGTTGCATGCGTTTTGCATAATCGAGCAGCGAGACGGCGGTCGTTACGCGATTTTGGGCGAGCAGTATGCAACGCGCGCCGCCGCCGATGCGATGCTCTCGCTCATGCAGCGCGCGCATCCGCTGCGCCGCTATTTTGTGAAGGACGCAGGGTATAAAATTGCTGCTCCGCCGGGTCTAGGCTAGCTACCGAACGCGACGTTCTCCCTAATCGTCGCACGGCTCGGCGGTCCGTTTGTTCAAAAGGGAGGCGCTAAAAGGGAGAAGTCATGCGCTATCTCATCGTGCTGTTGTTCGTTCTCGCATCAAACCTCACAAATTCGCAGGTTTTCGCGCAATCGGCCTGCACGCCGGAGCAGCTGCGGGATCGCTACAAGCCCATTGTGCCCGCCAAGCAGTTGACCGAGCACACATGGTCGTGCCCGCCGCAGTATGAGTTGGTCAATCAGTCGTGCGTGTCGCCGGTCATCCGCGTTGTGGACCAGATCGACAATCTGCGCGGCACCTATCATGCGCGCAACGCCTCTGGGCAGACCCTGATCTATCAGGACGAGTACGGCTCGCAGTGGCACGTCGAACAACACGACGAGCAGGGCAGGCCAAGTGCGATTCGCCAGCCCGACGCCAGCGTGGTCACGCTGACGTGGAGCGGGGAAAACATCGCTTCGCGCACCGCCGAGGGCGACAAGGTGCTCTATTCGCTCTACGACAAATCGGGACTGCCGCGCGGGCTGGAAGTTCAGGGCATCGGCTGGATGTTCGCCTCGCCGCTCAAGCAGGGCGGGCTTGATTGGAGTCATATCGAGAGCAGCGGCGGGGCCGGGACGTTCGTCATGGACTTCGGTGGCCTGACGGCGGGCTTGCCCACGCCCCCGCCCTCGGTCAGCACGATGGGCGCGGCTGCCACGCCGGTGCCGTTGCGCCTGTTCGTGTTTTCGTTTCCGGTCGTCAATCTGCCGCCGGTGGTGGCTATCGGCATGGCCGGGGCGGGCGGCTTGTACGTGGGCAGCGCGATCTATCCGTTGATCGAACCGGCGCTCTCGCCGATCATCGATGCGTGCGCGGCGGCGGTGGACAGCGGGCGCGAGTGCCGCAAGGCGGCTAACGCGCTGCTCAATACCGAGTTGGCGGCGTGCAAAGAGGCGCGCTCCAGGGAGTTCAAGCAATGGCTGGAGTCGGACAAGCAGCGCCCGGCGGGCCAGCCGCGCGATCAGGCGTGGCTGGATCGGATCAACAAGGCATTCGGCGACTGTAATGCGGCGGCGTTCAAGAAATTCAGCGCGGCCATTGCCGAATGCTTCAAAGCCCAGGAGTGAGCCAGGAGTGAGCCATGATCACAGTCGAACAGAGTGAGCAGCTGAAGGCGCAGTACATGGAGAACTTCGCGTTCAACGCGATGCAGGGGTGGGCCAGTGCCAGCGGGTTGTGCAAGGACTTGCAGGAAATCCTCGACCGCTATTTTGCCGATCCGGCGATGACGCGCGAGCAGTTGAGCAAGGAAGTCGCCGATGCGTGCTTGGGGTGGGGCGAGTCGTGGAAGAAGCTCGACTTCGAAGACAAGGAGGGCTGATGGACACGCAGGCCGTGTCAGATTCCATCAACGTGTGCCTGAGCCATCTGTCCACTATGCGCAGCGAGTTGGAACAGCTTATTCTGCGGGCGATTGCGGGCGAGTTGGACCCCGATCAGCTGCTGCGGGAAGTGGCGAGCACGCAGACCTCGCGGGTACTGATGCAGCTGGCGGCGCAGCAGATCGATACGATGGTGTCCGAGAACCTGAAGCTGGAGACGATGATCGCGCACTACGCGAGCGGCTGGAGCCGCGAAGAACTCAAGCGGCAGTACGACGCCAGCAACGGCGCGCGCAAGGAGAGCGCATGAACGAGGGCGATTCCATCGAGGCGTTGCAATCCAAGATCGGCCAGCTGCAGGCGATGCTCGATGTCATGGCGCAGCGCGCGAGCAGCGCCATGTTCTGGCAGTTGCTGGTGGAGACGTATCTGGACGGCGGATTGTCGGAGGAGGAGATGCGGGCGCGCGTGCTGCACTACCGCTACCGGCATCCGCAATCCAGTACGCGCCAATGAGGACCGAGTGAGGACCGAGTGAGCGGCGGCGACGCGCTGGTGCAGATCGGGCTGGGGCTCACCCTGCTCGGCGCCTACGTGCTGTTCGTGCTGTGGGCGCGGCGCGAGTGGTTGCATGCGGAGCCCAGCAACCGCCCGGAGCAGTGGCGCTTTCCACCGCCGCAGGAGGAAGCGGCGCCGCAGGAGCCGCCGCCCAAACGGCGCTGCCGACGCCGCCGGGTGCGAAACCGCCCGCGCCGGGCCATCGTGGTCGTGACGTGAATTTAGACCGCACCGAGCTTTTGCGGCGCATGTCGGAGGACCGCGCGCTCGCGCTGGACATGCTGTTTTCGGCCAAGCACGAGGACGCGACCCCGGCGATCCACCTGAAGATCGTGCAGGCGTGGCGCTCGGCGCACGAGCGCGTGCTGATCGAGGGCTTTCGCGGCAGCGCCAAGACCACCAAGGCGCAGGAGTTCATCGCGGTCGAAGCCTGTTACGCCAACTTCCCGTTCGGCCTGCTGTTTGGCGAGACGTGGGACAAGGCGTGTGAAAAGCTGGAGAACATCAAGTTCGCGCTCAAGACCAACCGCATGCTGATCGGCATGTTCGGCACCCTGCTGGGCAAGGGCGCGACCGACAAAGTGGACTCCATCGTGCTCACCAACGGGGTTCGCATCGACGCCTACGGCAAGGGCCAGTCGCCGCGCGGTCGCTTGCACCACGACGCGCGCCCGACCTTTGCCATGCTGGACGACATCGAGAACAAGCTGAACGGGGATGTGGCCTCCAAGGAGGCGGTCGATACCACCGTGTCGTGGTTGTACGCCGAGGTGATCCCGGCGCTCGATCCCAAGCGCGGGCGCATCCGCGTGAACTGCACGCCGGAGGGTACCGACTGCCTGCCGGTACGCCTTCGCACAGACGACAGCTGGATGCGGTTGTACTTCCCGATCTGCTTGGGCGAGCCGGAGGACGAGGATGCGCAGCCGCTGTGGGAGTCGCGCTTCGGCCTGCCGTGGATTCGCAATCAAAAGGCGCTGTTCGAACGGCAGGGATTGTCGGACGACTTCGACCGTGAATATATGCTGCGGGCCCGCTCCAACGAACTCGCCGACTTCGATGAGCGCGACCTGCAGGAATGCCCGGCCCTGCCAACCGACCATCTGCCGGTGTGGGCGATGTACGATCCGGCGCGCACCAAGGATCGGAAATCCGACAACTACGGGCGGGTGGTTGCCGCCTTTCACGGCAACACGATCTACGTCGTGCTCTCGGGCGGCATGAACTGGAAGCCGTCCGACATGATCAACGACCTGTTCGATGTGAACGAGCAGTACCGGCCTATCGGCTTGGGGGTGGAGAGCGATTCGCTGGAGGACTGGATGCGCGAGCCGATCCGCGCCGAGATGATCAAGCGCAACACCGTGCTGCCGCTGGTCGATCTGCGCGCGCCCAACGACAAGAGCAAGCACGACTTCATCCGGGGGGCGCTGCAGCCGTTTTGCCGGGCGCGGGCGATTGTGCTGGTGGGCGGGCGCGGCGCGCACCAGCAGCTGGTGGAGGAGATGCGCCGCTTTCCGTCGAAGAACGACAACGTGGTCAACGCGCTGGCTTATATTGTGAAGATGCGGCCCGGTGAGCCGGTGTACGGCGAGTTTTCCGATGCCAACGTGTCCGTCAACGCGCAGCCCCAGCGTTCCGGCGCGATCATGCTCGCCTTCAACCAGTCCAGCACCGAGGTCACTTGTGTGGCGGTGCAGCAGGTGGGGTTGGCGTTCTACCTGCTGCGCGAGTGGGTGGAGCCGGGGGCGGTGGCCGATGCGGTTCGCTCGATCTGGATGTCGGCGCAAGGCGAGCTTGGGCGTCATTCCTTGGTGGCCTACTCGCCTGCCGACGTGTTCGATGAGTGGACGCGGCTGGAATTGAACCGCCATCTGCGCGGACTGAACATACAGCCAGCACGCGGGGGCTACTATCAGGAAAGCCTCGCCTGCCTGAACGACAGCGTGCGCACCACGATCCGGGGCCAGCGGGCGTTGCTGGTTTCGCCCGAGTGCCGCTACTTGATCGCCGGGCTGATGGGCGGCTACGCCATCCCGATGAAAGCCGGGCGGCTGGCCGACGAGCCGGTCGAAGGGCTGCACCGCACGCTAGTCGCGGGCCTGGAATGCATGCTGTATCAGGTCATGCGCGGGCAGGGGGCTGCGGCCCAAGCCAACTACGCCAGCGTGGGCGGGCGCCAGTTCATGACGACCCGGCCCGACATTTACGCCCGTCCGCGCTAGTCTCCAAACCCAGACGGTCAAAGTGTCGCCTTTTTTTTCACTCTATATATATATAGGAAACGAATTTTTGTGCCCTCTCTGCAATCGGCCTATTGAGCCGGATCAGCGGAGCTATCCGAGCGGGCCTTTCGAGCAGCGCGAACAGCGCACGCACGCCTACTGTTGGCACATGGCGCGCACGCAGGAATGGGGTAACAACGGCCTCAAGCGTTTGTTTGAAGCCGTCCCACGGTTGAGGAAGCGCCATAGAAGGAGTGTCGGAAAGTTGACACCCCGGCAGTCTGCGCTGTAAAACAGCGCAGCACTGCATCTCAAGCACTCAACCGGGGGAGTGTCATGAAAGCCAAAGCCAAGCCGCAGACGAAGCCTGCGGGCAGCAGCGTCAAATATCCCAAGATCAAAATGGGCCCGAAGAATCCCGGCATGGTAGGGCTGGCCGGGACCATGCCGAAGAAGTCCAAGCGCCGCTAGCGTGGCGTCGCGCAATCCGCCGCCGACCGATCCGGTCGAGGCGGACATCGAGAACTCGGTCGATCAGACCGAGCCTGCCAAGGGTTCCAAGAAGCCCAAGAACTTCGCACGCCGCAAAGACGGCACCGCATTCACCGTGGCCGAGGCGCGCTGGAAGACGATCCGCCAAGCCTACGACAACGATGAGGAGTGGCGGCTGAAGATCGAGAGCAACTGGAACATCTACAACTGCAGACTCGATGACAACCAATCGTACAGCGGCTTCTCGCAGGGCTACGTGCCGGTCGTGCGCGATTGCGTGGATGCACGCGGTCGCAAAATCCTAAAGCAGCTGTTCCCGGTGCGGGGCCGCAATCTGGAGGGCGTGTCGTCCGACGGCATGACGCCCTACGCCACCATCTCGCTGCTGGAGTACTACATCCGCCAGTCGGGGCTGCGCACCACCTTGGAAGCAATGCTCACGCAGGGCGATGTCACCGGCCAGTGGCAGCTGTACGTGGATTGGTACGCCGAGAAAAAGCAGGTCACGCGCGTGGTGGAAAAGCAGGCGCAACTCGATGACGGCACGCCAAGCCCCGATGACACCTACGCCGATATCGAGGACCAGGAGTACACCGAGAATTGCCCGGACATCTCGGTGGTGCCCACGCTCGATGTCGCTGTCATACCGCCGACGGTTGACGAGTTGCGCAAGGCCGAGATCGTGGTCATATGCCATCGGTATTCGGAGACTAAAGTCCAGTCGATGATCGACCGTGGCGTGTTCGTCAATGTGCGCTGCGACGAGTTGATGGAAGCCTTCGATCAGTACGGCGAGAATCCCGAGTCCATCGGCGTCAAGGTGCTGGAGCAGCTGGGCATCGATGTGGACGGCACCGACGTGCATGCGCGCGTGTACGAGGCGCACTTCAAGCTGACACTGGACGGCGAGCACCGCGAGCCTGCGGTGGTGTGGTATCGCCATGACGGCGTGCCTCTTGGCATCCTCGCCAATCCGTACTGGTGCAAGCGCCTGCCGCTGATCAGCGTGCCGGTGAAAAAGCAGCCGGGCTCGTTCTGGGGGACGCCGGTCATCGAGCCGGTTCGCTCGCTGCAGTGGGACATCAACGACGTTCACAACATCGGCAACGACGCGGCCAAGTACGCGCTCAACCCGGTCATCATGACCGATCCGCAGAAAAATCCGCAGTACCAGAATTTGATCATGACGATGGCGGCGGTGTGGCCGACCAGTCCGCAGGACACGCAGCCCTTGGCGCTGCCGCCGGTGTATCAGCACGCGCAACAGATCATCGAGTTTTTGAAGATGCAGGTGCGCCAATCGATGAACGTGACCGAGTACGCGCTGGGCGCGATGCCGCAGGGGCGCAAGAACAACTCGCAGGTCGCCGCCGTGGGCCAGGAGCAGGAGATCGGCGCGACCGACGTGGCCTCCGACGTGGAGGATCGCGTGTTGAATCCACTGGTGGAGTTGATCTTCGAACTGGACCAGCAGTACCGGGTGGACGAGTTGGACGTGCTCACGCGCGGGGAGGTCGGGCTGCAGGCGCACATGGAGCGGGTGAAGCCCCAGCAGTTCACCAAGAAGTATCAATTCAACTGGCTCGGCACCGACTTCACCAATTCGATTGCGCGCATCCAGCAGAAGATCGCGGCGATGAACGTGCTGCGCGGCGTGCCGCCCGAGGCGCTGAACGGCAAGCGCGTGGACATCACCCCGATCATCGAGGACATGATCTCCACCGTGTTCGGCCCGCAGCTGGCGCCCAAGGTCATCATCGATGAGCGCGATCAGCTGTCGATGCCCGCCTCGGTCGAGGACGAACTGCTCGCCAACGGTTTCTCGGTGGCGGTGCATCCGATGGACAACGACGTGGCGCACATGATGAGCCACATGGCGGGCGCGCAGGCCACCGGCGACCCGGCGCGCACGTTCGCCAAGCACATCATGGATCACCAGAAACAAATGCAGCAAAAAGCGCAGATCGCGGGGCCCAGCCTCAACGGAACGCCCGGCGTGCCGGGGGGCACGGGCCCCGGCGTCGCTGGCACCCCGCGACCCGGCGCACAGGTCATGCCGTTGCGCAACGCCCAGCAGCCGCCCGGCGCCATTCATCAGGATCAGATCGCATCCCCAGACGTTATGAGCAGAGGCTGAGATGGATTCACCCGATGTAATCAAGGGACAGGTGCTCTACGGCACGGTCAAGCAGACCACCACCGACTCGTCCAGCAGCACCAACGCGCTCACGGTTTGGGCCCCGGCCAGCGGCATGCAGATTCGCCTGTCGCACCTGTGGGTGGAGGTGCCCGGCCCTGCCGTGCTGGGAGCGGCGGGCACGCAGACCATCACCATCGCGACAACCAACTTCGTCGTCGCGGTGTTCTCCCCGCGCCTGTCGAATGCGGCGATTGCCGGACTGTACGGTTTCTACGAGCGGCGCTGGGCGGGCGGGCTGCTGCTGCCGCGCGGGGAGACGCTGACGGTGAAGATGGGCACCGCGCTGACGGCGGGGCTGATCAGCACGATGGTGTTCGGGCGCGAGGAATAGCCGATGGACTCGCTCGATGTCATCAAGGGCCAGCTGCTCTACGACACTTGGCGCAGCGCGAGCGTGGTTGCCGCCTCGGGCACGACCCAAGTCGCGGTGTGGACACCGGCGGCGGGCAAGGCAATCCGCATGGCGAGCTATTCGATGGAGGCGGGCGGCTCGACCATCACCGGGGCCAACGCCACCGAGATCATCACCTTGCTGTGCGGGGGCATCACCATTGGCATTCATTGCCTGCGCCTGACGCCCAGCGCGGTCACCGGCATCTTGTCGAATTTCGTGCGCGAGTTCGAAGGCGGCATGCTGCTGCCCGCAGGCAGCGCGATCACCGTGCAGGTGGGCGTGGCCCTGACTGGCGGGGCGCTCACCGTGCAGGTCTTGGGGCGGGAGGAGTAAGCAGATGACGCGCCTGTTCGACAATGTACCCATCGAGGCCGCAACCGATCTGGAGTGGGACGGCCAAGGCCCCAACGTCGTTTCGCTCAACGGCATCCTGAACAACCTGCAGCGCCAGATTCTCGGCGGCGGCGGGGGCGGCGGCGGCGGGGGCGGGGGTGGCGGTGGCCTGCCCGACATGACCGGATTCGGCGAGGGCTGGGTTGCCACCATCAATCCAGGCACGCCCAACGTCGCGCAGTGGTCGCGCGGCTGGGTCACGCCCACCGACCTGACGGGCGACGGCGGGGTCACCAACAACCTCACGGGTTGCTTGGCGATCTGCACCGCGCTCAATGCGGGCCTGAACGTCGCGGTGCTCACGCCGGGGGTGTATCAGTACACCGGGCGCTGGAACAGCATCACCGGCAACGGCATGCTCTACTGCGCGCCGGGGGTCGTTTTCGAGGCCAACCAAGTCGGCGCCACCAGCATCCCGATCTTCGGCGGGGCCAGCGTGTGGCAGGGCGGGGAATTTCGCAACCGCAAGTACCGCCACTACGACATCACGGCAGTGGCGGCGCTAGGCGATGGGTTCGGCGCGGTGCTCACGCTGGATGTGTCCGACGGCCCGCACGACTTCGCGGTCGGCGATCAGGTGCAAACGCCCTGGATCGTGGGCG